ATTGAACCACTGTTTGTTTCAACAAAGATTTGAGGGTGCCCGAAAACAAGCATTTTCATCTGGAACTCTAATTCACTTGATAATTTTGGTAAAACAAAGTTCAATGTTTGAGTGAATATAGTTGTTCCATTATCTCTTGAACTTGTCATATCTTGTGCGAATGTATTCCCACTATTTTTAAGTTCAAACTTAAATGTGTTTGCTGATGTTACTGCTGCTGGTAAAGTAGCAATCAAGTGTCCTGCTGATGTTGAAGAACCTGTAAATGTTCCATCTGCAAGATAATTTGTAACATAAATTGCTTTAATACCACCTATATCATCTTTACAAGGAAGGGATGTTCTACCTTTTGATAAATCACATGCCATATCTTTTTTCTATAATTTTTTTCTTAATATGAAGGGAGCCCTTATTCTGGTCTTGAACCTTTTACAGACCCCCTTATATTATATTTTGGTTGGTATTATGGTCTTGAATAAACAATCTCTGAACCAAATGAATAACCTACACCTGCTGTGAAAACAATTTTTGTTCTTACATTTCCTGATAAGTCACTTTCATCCATATCTTTAATTGTTACATTATTCATGTCTGCTTCTAATCCTGTTAAGAAACCAATGTTTTTAGTTCTATAAGCCAAGATTGTGTTTGAAGGAAGACCTGCAATTGAAATTACTGGAACTCCAATGAAATCTAATTCTTTATCTCCAACTGGTGATCCTACCATGTAGTTTCCAATTTGTGATAATTTGTAGTTTCTTGCTACATTTGGTGATACTGCCATAATTAAATCACTTTCTCCAATGATTTCTTCTGGAACTGCAAGATAAACTGCTTTTAATGCATCTTGAACATTTCCTGATGTTGATACTGTTCCAACAATGTCAATAACAGTCCCATCTGCTACAAATTGAGGTAAAAGACCTGCGAAAGATCCTGTTGCTCCATTACCATTCCAGATTTGGTCATCAACTAATTCACCCATTCTTTCTACTAATGAAAGTAAAATTGCATCTTGAATAGTTGCTGGGATGTCATTTGATGCACCATATAAACCTGCTTGCATTGCTTGGAATGTTTGGTGGAACTTGTCTTTACAAAACTCATTCTTGATCTCATATTTTTTTGTTGCTACTTCTTTGTCAGTATAAGTAACTGCACCTGTTGTGTCAAATCCACAAGAATATGCTGCTAATTGTGCTGTGTTTGTAAGTGTTGGTAAGTAACCTGAACCAATTACATTTGGTAATATAGTGATTGCACCTTTACCAATTGTGTCTGCTTTCTTAAATGCTTCTACAAAAATCTCACCTGCAAGATTTCCATTGTATTGACTATTTACTACTGCGTTGTTTGCCATTTTTATTTATTTATTTTTTGATTTATTCTACTTAATGCATCTAATGTGCTTTCAGTTGATAATTGTTTTGACTTCATTGCGATTGGACTTTGACCTCCAACTTTAACTTCTGCTTTTAACTTTGTTGATGCAGACATGTTTTTCAATTCTACATTCTCCATTAAGACAGCCTCTTGTTGTTTTGTAAGTTTTTCAAGGTCTGCTTGTAATTGTGCAACTAATGCTTTCAATGCTTCAACATCCACTTCTTCAACTTGTTTAGCAACTTCATCAACAATTGCTGTTGTTGTGTCTGCTACATTTGTTGCTACCTCTGGTGCCACATCTTCCATTGCTACTTCTTCTTCTTTCTTAACTTCTTCTTCTTTTTTCAATTCTTCTGTTGCATCTTCTGTTTCCTCTGCTACATCACTAACTTCAATGATTGTTCCAGTCTCATCAGTTTGATAAACTTTGTTGTCTGCTGTAAATGTTGCTGAAAGAACTGGTTGTAAATCAGCATCATAAACAATGTTTCCAACTTCGAAAAGGTCTGCTGTAAGTGTTCCCATTTCTGCTGTATCTAATGATGCGAGTGTTACTTCACCTTCACTGAAAAGTTTGATAAGTTTTTTTAACATACTCATATTTTCTTCTTTGTTATTTTCTCTGCTATTTAATTCTATCTCTTGTGTTAAGCAGTCTTCACAAGTTATTTTCTTCATATTTATTTTCTCGAACTGAACAAAACTATCTATTGAAAAACCCTTTGCCTTTCCTGTTTCAATATACTCACTCCATAATTGGTCTGATAATTTCATTCCTATACACCAATCACCATCTTCTACTGGTAATCCTATTGCATTTCCTTTATCATTCTCCTTATTCATTACAATCCAGTTTTCTACCACTGTTGTTCCTTGTAACCAATTATTGTCCTCATGATTAAATGTTGTGTTCTTTTGATAACCCTTCATCATAAAGTCCTGTGAGAACCTTTCTATTGTAGGTGCATCAAACATAAGTTGAAATGGTGTGCCATCCTCGAACTCTCTGTAAATCTTTTGTTCTGGTCTTAAAACAATTCCATATAAAATCTTCTTCTTCTGGTCTGTTGCCAGTTTGATTTCCATTTTTTTACTCATTGCTATAAAATCAAAACCATTTGCAGGGTCATCAACTATGGATATACCATATAAATCCCCATCTGTTTCTTCTTCATATTTAACCTTAAATACATCCATAACTTAAAGACACTTTTTAATTTTTTGTAAATAATTCATATATTATATAATCTTCTATATAACTATATCATTATTATTGTTCCTCACTTTTTAACCCATTGTTGCATTACTAACTCTGTTTCTATCTAATGATTGTCCTGAACTAACCTCTCCTGATACAACATATGCTTGAACTGGTGCTGCATTCTTGTTGGTCTCTGTAATTGTCTGTGCCAGTTGATTAGCACCTCCATTACCTACTACATTGAACTCTGGTGGCGCTGGTGCTGAACCTCCTCCACCTCCACTTGGTGCTGATCCTCCTCCACCACCTGGAACTTGAACTGCTATGATTTCTTTAACAGTCTTGAATGCTGATGCTGCCATTGTTACTGTTGATGCAACCTTTATTGCTGTTCCCCATGGCTCTGGATAAACATTCTTAGCCTTCCAAACCTCACTAATACCCACATAAGCATTGATTGTTGCTTGTGCTATTGCCAATGCTTTACCTGCTGCTGTTTGTTTTCCTGCCATATCTGCAAATGCGCCAAGTGCTTCACCTAACTTCTTCATAAATGCCATTCTACCTTCAACCTCTAATTGTGTAATCTTTAATTTAGCATCCTTTGCTGCTTGTGTGTTTGCTACTTCTTTTTGATCATAAAAATCTCTAATCTGCTGTATATCTTCTTTACTCTTCTTCTCACTTTCTGCCTTTCTAATTGCTGCTGCTTCCTGCTCATCCAATAATAATTGTTGGTGTGCTCTTACTTGTTCTATTTCCTCTGCATTTTTAGCATCATTTAAGTTTTTTAATCCAGTATAATACTGCTCTCTAAATTGTATATCATCTGTTATTTTCTTCTCTACCGCTGCCTTGTCCTGTGCTGCTTTATCATCTGCTTGTTTCTTTAACTTCTCTTGTAATTCTGCATCTAATTTAGTATATTTCTCATTATACAATTTCATTATATTTGTAATGTCATCACCCTCTCTTTTTTTAGAAAGTATAGCATTCAATTCTCTCTTTGCTTGTAAGTCAAGTTTCTCTTGTTCTGATTTAGCATTTATATTTTCAATGTCATTTACTAAACCTTGTTCCAGTCCAGCCATCTCACCAGCATGTGCTTTTGCATCTTCTCTTTCTTTTTCAAGTTCAGCATTTTTTTTATCTTGTGCTTGCTTTCTATCTGCATCTGCTTTGTCTTGTGCTTTCTTCTTATCCTCTGCTGCTTTCTCTGCTATCTTCTTTCTTTCCTCTGCTTCCTCCTTCTCCATTTTAGTTTGTTCTTTCGAACCACTCTCAAATCTTTTGTAAGCATCCTCACCACTTTTAACTGCCTTACTAAAACTATCTTTCATTTGGTTAAAACCCTCCTTAGCCATATCAAAGTCAAGAGTAACAATACCCTTTAACATTTTAATATAACCACCACCTGCTTCTTTAACATAAGTAAATAATCCAACTAATGCTGAATAGAATAATCCAATACCTTGTGTAATATATGGTAAGGCTTCTGTTGCCATTTCAACAAAAGTATCTAATAAAGGTTCCATTGCTCTAAATATACCACCTAAAATCTTTTGTAATCCATTAAATAATGGTTGTAGTTTCTTCATTGCATTTTCATTTTGTGAGAATGCTGCAACTAAACCTCCAAGTAATGATACTATAAGTCCAATACCTGTTGCCTTTAATGCCCCTCCAAAAGATACTGTTCCTTCCTTAACTGCATTTATACCTCTACCTAATGCACCTAATGGTCCAGGTGCTGCTGCAAGGCTATCTACCCAGTCTGCGCTTGTCTTCTTTGTGCTACTGATTTTCTCTTCAAGGTCATCTATTTCATTATATAACCTCTTGAACTCTTCTGAACCAGCAGCAGCATTTCTTAACTCCTTTTTAAGTTGTTTTAATTCATTTATTGTGCCTGGTATGTTTGTTTGCACATCAACTTCAATTACCTTTTTAGCCATCTCTTAAATTGTTTTTTTATTTTTGTAAAAGTGTCTGGATACTCATATTTACCCTTTGCTATTTCTACTACTTCACTTGAACCATAATGTTCTTGTAACTTTAATAATTCTATTATATTCTCTATCATAATCATTACTATTTTTAATTTCCAATGCTACTTGGTTGTCCTATTACCCTATAATCTGTAATCAACTCAAATGTTACTAATCCTGTCATTAAGTTTGTTACCATACTATTTATCAAATACCTTTTGTCTCTTATTATCAACTTATCATTTAACTTCAATGTTGTCAATATACTTAATGGTAATAAAGCCTTTACTTTAATAATCCTTGTTGATAATGAATATAAGTTTGTAATATAATTATTATAATGTCTATGGAATAAACTTTCACTTGCACTATCTAAATACCATGGTGACAACTCTGCATCCCAGTTTATTGTCATTACATCAATCATTGAACTTGCTGTTCCTGATTTTATTTCATTACTAAATCTAAAATACTTACTTGATGATGCTCCTACTACATTAAACTTAATTGAATAACTTGCTCCTGTTTGTAATTGTTCTAATCCATTCTCATACATTAAAACTGGTTTTGGTATATATGGTTTTAGATCTTTATTTAACATTGCTGCACTCATAAAATTATATGAGTATGTTCCTACAATTGCTCTCTGCCACATTATATCTTCAAATGGTAATGTTATATCATATGTTTGTTTCTCATTACTATTTGTATCTGTATAAGATAAATCACCATAATCATATCCTCTTAATGGAGCATACATTTCACTAAACTTTGTGTTTAGAACATTTACTGATTTTTGATATGAGAACTTCAACTTGTTAAATAGTTTTGGTCTTTCTATATCCATTTCATCTGCCATTGTATATTGTGTAATGTCAATATACTTTCCAGTATCATAATACATTTCAAGTGGTATCAATTCAAATGTTGTTGGTGATAATGGATTTACTATCAAGTTAAACATCTTAACTATACCCATGAAAAAATCTGCTACCTTTATCTCTGGGGCGAAGTTAGATATACTAATTGCATTTGATGTTGATTGTGTTGAACCAAAATAAACATGATCTGTGTATGTTGAATATACCCATCCATAATAAGGATCATAATAATCTAATACTGTATAGGTTATAGTATATTCACTTGTAAATGTTAAACCACCATATGAACTAACTGCTACATAAAATGGACCACCTCCAACTGCTGGTAAAAAGTTTGTGTTTGAGTTACCAATACAAGAAGTTGTGCTTAATGTGTCCCATGTTGAACCATTCCACTTATATATAATAAGGTTGTATGCTATTGTTTCAAAACCTGTTGCTGGTGTTATGTTTATTGTTCCATAATCAGTTGTTCCACCAAATCCAGTAGGAAAACAATATATACTACTAAATGATGCACTACCATCTTGGAAATATACTGTTGTTGGTAATGAGTAACTATCACTTTTCTGTGTGTTCTTCATATATAACCATAACTTTGTAAATTGTTGGTAGTTTGTTAAAAATGTTCCTGTAAATGTTACTCCATATTTTGTCTGTATAAACTCAAAAATCTTTGATACTTTTAATGCTGGTGCCAATTCAATCCAATTTACTGGTTTTATTGTAACATCATATAATGGATTCCATGTTCCATACTCATATGAATAACTTGCTCCAATCAATGGGTATCTTAAATCATAACTTGCTGTTGTTGTAATTCTATTATATACTTCTGTAAAACTATTTGTGTGTGATACTGGTGTATAATCTAATGAACTTAACATATCTTCACCAAATCTATCTTTAAGTTGTGTTAGGTTTCCATAAAATGTGATCTTGTAATTATCTATCTGGAAGTTTTTTCTACCTGCACTCTCTATTTGTATCTTTCCTTCTCTAAAAGGTATAGTGTCTATTTCAATATATGCATTATATCTTGTTCTGTGGTCGAAAGCATCTAACAAACTATTCTCATACCAATGCTTAAATATACTATTATTATATGGTGTTGCTGGCACTGTAAATGATTGTGTGTAATCTGTAAATGTTTTTGATATATCATTTATATTTTGTATCCCTGATGTTAGTGTAATAACTTCATCCTTGAATAACTCTACTCTCTTTGATATACCATCTACATAAATATAAAGTTCTAAACTATTTATCATTATTATATTACATTATTTATTAAATTACTTGAAAAATCAAACTCAATTGTGTAATTTATATTCTTATCATTTAAGTTTGATTGTAACTTTACTGACTTACTTTTAACTTGAACTCTATAATAACTTACAAGGTCATATAAAACAATGTTCTCACTTAACATTAAATCTTGTATTTTTCTTTTGTAATTCTCATCAACCCATCCTGTGTTTAATTTAATTGTTCTTGTTCCATTTACATTAAAATCATTTGTCTGACCATCAAGGCTATTATATTGTAAATAAGTTGTGTTTCCACCATATGAAAACTTATTATATTTTGAATACTCTGTTCCTTTAACTGATATGTTGTCTTCCTTTGCTTTGAAAAATGTTATAAACTCAATACCACCTGCTTGACCAACATATGATACTCTAACTGGATTATATTTACATTCTGTAAATAATTTGTATGTTCCAATATATTGTGAATATACTGTGCTATTGTCACTATATAATTTCTTTCTCAAATAAATAGTATATGTATTTCCATCTGATCCTTCTATTAAAGGAACATTTATACAATAAGAACCAGTTGATGTAAGTGGGTAACCTTCTGGTGTTCCACCAGTGCTATTTATTGTATAACTCCAAGCAGTTGTATTGGCTGGTTGTATCATATAATCTACTTGATAATAACTTGCTGTTCCATTATATTCTAATAAAAATGATATAAAAGAACCATCAAATATATTGGTTGCTGCTACTATATTACAATTAGGATTATATAATAGATTTACATAATCATTGCTACCACCATTAGGCATTAAAAATGTTGGATAAAAGTCAGGTTTTGCATTTACACCTTGTTGATAATTTGTATATCCATTTGTTGCAGTATAAAATGTGTTGGTGCTTTGTGTAAAAGAACTTGCTGTTGCATAGTATGTTTTTACTCTAACATTACACCAATTATCAGCCAAACTCCAAGCACTTTCATCCCAAGATGATGTTTGTATGTGATTATTTGTAATGTTCTCTCTAATAAAGGGTGCTATATCATATACATTATTTATCTGTGTTGGTGATGCTACTTTCTTTGTTAAAGTATAACTTGCTGTTGCTGGCTCTATTTCACCTTTCTTCCACATAAATAATTCTAATTTACTTGCTGTTTGTGATGCTGTTACTCCTATTCTTATTAAATAAGGACTTCTTGCGTAAATGTTGTTTATCATTATGTTTTACTATTTCTTTTTATAAGTTGTATTTCTAATTCATTCTTCTCTTTTTCAAAAACCAAATACATTAAACATTGGTGCATTGGTAGTTTTGTTACTTCATCTATAAATCTAACATCTCCCTTAGCAAGGGCATAGATACTGTTATACCATCCCCACTTTGCTCCAAATTGTGATTGGCTATCAAACTCATCACTGTCTGATCCTCCTCCAAAAAGGTCAGAGTATTCTTCAATAATTCTTTTCTTAAATTGATAAAAAAAAACTGGGCCCCAAGTGCTATATCTACTGGCATCTCTTTCATTAAATCACCATACTTTTCTGTTCCTGTATAACTATCAATCTTATACTGCTCTTCTTTCTTATTGAACCATGCTCTTCTCTTCTTTACTATTGGTCTAAATAAAACTGCCATTGATTTGTGTATGTCTTCTATCTCTAACATATAGTTGTCTAAATCAATATACTCTCCTAATGTCATTTCTTCAAGATTTGGTATAAATCCAAACTCTATTCCATTTAACTTAAATGTTCTTTGTAGTTCATATTCATCTTTGAATAGTTTTAGTATGTCATTTGCTATACTATCTATGTCTTCTACCTTAACTCCATCTGTATCTATTCCACAAAAAATCTTTAATAGTTTTGATTGTATTATTAAAGTGTCCTTGTCATTCTTTGTTGCTTCAACAAACTCTTGATACTTACCTAACTTTATATCTTGTATCTTGTCTGGTATCTCTATCTTTATTCTCATTATTCATTATTATTGTTGTTTATCTCTATATCTAAATATAGTAATATGTCTTCCTCTGCCATATCTAATAAATCTTTCTCTACTCTATCTACTATTGGTTTGATAAAGTTTTTTGGTCTAATACCATTTCTATAAACACTCCAAGCAATTGCGTATTGGTGTCCTACATTTGAAGTATAACCCTTAAATGCTGATGCTGGTGGCATCTTGTCCTTGTATGAAAAAGGAGCATTCTTAATTACTGGTCTATTTACTTTGTATCTCTTGTCTGCTCTACCACTTTTTGTCTGCACATATCCAACTCCATTTACCCCTTGGTCTTGATAGTATCCATAATCATCCATTTCTACTGTTACCGAAAAACCTGTTGGTGTTTTAACAAGTTTTGCATCAATAGAGTTACTTAAATGACCTGTTTGTCTTGGTGCTGCTGCTCTAAACTGCGCCTCAATACTTACCATATAATCTGATAAACTTTGATACTCATTCATTTTCTAATTCCTTAACTATTTTCATTTGTTCTTCTGTTGCATGTGGTCTAACTAATTTTCTACCATCTATTCCATTTGCTTCCATTACCATATATTCTCTAAACTTTACTAAAAGTTCTTTATCTATTTTACAACCTTTGTTTTTTAGGAATAGAACATCTTGGTAGGTTTTATCCCAAATAAAATTATATACCATATGTGCTATCCTTAAAGTATAGAACTCATCAATGGTAAGTTCTCTATCAGGTGTAATTGGATTATAGAAGTAATCTACTCCTTCTTCTCTTGGTTTTATATCTTCCTTTTTGTTAGATATATAATCTATATCTACTGGTTCTCTAAAATCCTCGAAATACTTTTTAACTAAACTTGATCCAAATAAATATAACATTAGCAGATTGATTGATTATTTCTTATTTGTAATGTCAATGATATAAACCAACCATCTAAAACATTATGTTCTCTAAATATAATTGGTTGTGCATCTGTAACATTTGTTACTTCAATCATATCATTATTATTCTGTAATCTTAACCAACTAACTAAATCATTTAATATAGTATATGTAATGTTTAAGTTGTCTTGTATATTATCATTCCCATCAAACTTATCCAATACTGGTGCTTTACTTATATCTCTTTGGTCTAAACAAGCAATCTCAAATGTAAATGAACTAACTTGTGAAGATCCCATTGGTGCTGATACTGGATTGATATGAGCCAGTGGATAAATTGATTTCTTGTATAAATCCTTGTCCTCTGTTCTTCCAAATACTACTGTATTACAATTAGGGTTTCCTTGCAGTCTTTCCTTTATTAAATCTACCACTAAATAAAACTGGTTCATAAATCTTTTTACTTTTTATTAAAGACACCTTTTGTTGGTGTTGTTTATTATTGTATATATAATCTTCTATATAACTATATATCATTATTATTGTTCCTCACTTTTTAACAATAATTGTAATTTCAAATCCCTTACCTCTGCATTTAGTTTCTCAATTATTCTCTTTAACTTAATGATTTGGTCTGTTGGTTTAATGTTTAACATTGTTGTCATATCATTTTTATATGCTCCCATTATCTAATCTTATATTTTTGTATGGCTGGCTTTTTCAACCTATGTGTGATAATATATCTGGCTGCATCTATTAAGTGATTCCACATATCAATTGGTCTCTCTCCTCTTTCAGCCCAAACATAATTATTCAATTCCTTTATTAAGTTTTTACTCTCTGGATCTACTATAATCTTATATCCTCTCATCAATAATACTCCCTCTTTAACTGATCCTGCTCCTTTTACACATGGCTTTATATTTATTCCCTTTCTTCTAATTTCTTCAATCAATCTTCCCTCTGCACTATCTGCTACTATCAATCTGTTTCCTCCAACATACTTAAATATATCTCCTAACTCATCTGTTGTCAATCCTGTTTTATATAACTCCTCCTTTAACCAAATGATCTTTCTCTTCTGGTCTATTGATACCTTAATCAATGTATTAGGATCCTGGCTCCATCCAAAATCTGCACCCATATCCCAATCACTATCCTCATTAAAATCACCTACTTCCCAATTGTCGAATATAACTCCCTCTGCTACATCCAAAAATCCTCCAAGTATTGTGTGCTCATACCACTTTGGATCTTCTAACTGGCGTCTTCTAATTGCTTCTAAAAATGTATCTGGTAGTTTGTCTTCTATATCTAAATAAGTTGTATGAATATATGTGATGTCTTTTGTTACCAAATTACAACCATCCTTTATACCTCTCTTCTCATAAAATCTTTCATATATCCAACTTGCTTTTGTTGTAGGGTTAAATAATAATATAATCTTGTTAAAATGAAGGCTACTTCTTATGGATAAATCTATCTTGTCGAATGTATCTTCATTTGGTATCTCCTCTGCTTCATCTATAACCAGTGTATCCACATTTGCTATGGACTTTAAGTTTGCAGTCTGCACTGATGAACCTGTTTTTATACCTCTAAATATAATCTTTGAACCAGTCTGCATGTTTATAATCTCACTCTTTGTAATGTTAAATATATCTCCAAGGTTCAACATATCTATCTTGTCTCTAAACTCTGGAAAGATTGATATGGCAATGGATGTCATTGTGTATCTTGAAAACAAAATAGTTCTGCTTTCCTCAAATGTAAGTAATAACAAATAAAGTGCCACTGAAAAAGATTTACCTGATCCCCTTCCTCCACTTATAACATTATACCTTGTCTTTTTATCAAATAAGGGTTTATACTTATCATTTATTAAAATCATTTACTACTCTTCTTTCTTTTTGTTTTCAAATCCAATCAATTTTGATATATCTATAATCTTCTCTCCGCCTGATGTAATGTCAATTGAATCTGTATATCCTCTCTTCCTTGCTTTATACTTCATATAAAAAAGGATTGATCTTTCTGATCCTTCTTTAATCTTCTTGAATAGTTGGTTTTCTGCAAAATCTAATGTGATTTCATTTATTATATCAACTTGATCTCTAAAATCTGGGTCTTCTCTCATATATCTATAATATGTTTCCCTTGATATACCTACCTCTTTACAAGCAGGTGTTACTATTCCTAAACTTTTTTCTAATGCTTGTAATAGCATTTTCTTATTATCTTTGTGTCTTGCCATCTCTGTTGTTTATTTTTATAGTTCTCTCCAATCCCACTTTTGTTGGTTCTTTATTCCTTGTGCATCAAACCATGATCCTGATACATGGTTCATTAAATAAAAATCACTCTGTGTTTCCTCTGGGTTAAACTTGTCTTGTATTAAACTTGAATAACACATTATGTCTAATGTTGTAATCTTTATGTTCTTCTCCTTTAATACTCTATTGAAAAAATATGGGCCTGTTGTCTGTAAAACAAACCTTGCCTTCCAACTATTGTATATATCCATCTTCTCTTTTTCCCTGTAATTCCTAACTAAATCTTTTAATACTATCATCCATAATTTATATCCTTTTATACTTCCAATAAAATCCATTCCAATTGATCTGTTGTCTTTCTTTAACTTGTCCTTGTAAAATAATGTGTTTGTTGTAAGTAAGTTGTCAAATCTTTTAAGTGGTATTAAATCTAAATCCATAACTATACCTCCTTCTAAATATAATATAATATATCTTGCTACATCTACTCTTTGTATGGCATACCTTAATTCATTGTAAAACTCTAAAAATGTTGGTATCTCTCTTTCTATTAAATCTAAAATGTCTCCTTCTTTCCAAATCTTGTGCTCATAATCTGGCATCAATTCATTTATAGTTTCAATACTTCTCATAAATAATTCATTCTCCTCTAACTTCTTTCCATTTCCGAAGTCAATATAAATCTGGTGTATCTTCTTATCAATCATTCTTCTTCTCTCTAATTTTTATCTCCATATGGCCATTTGAACTTAATCCATTTAATGATACATATTCTGGGTATTTATTCAATAAAAATAATGCTGCTTCTTCACTCATTACACTATCCCTATCTCCTTGTAATCCACCTTTCTCTGTGTAATACTTTGTCTTTGGTGAATAACCATCAAATCTAATAACTGAACCAAACTTCTTAAAATGTTTTATTGTCAATTCATAATCCTCTTTAACCTTCAACTCTGGTGATACTCTTAAATAATTATCCTTGTCATTTATATAACCATAAAAACAACCTACTATAAACTTTAAGTTAGTTGATACTTTATCTTTCATATAAAATGGGTTATTCACTGCTGTTACTCCCCACAATTTTGTCTTATTCTTTATACATAACTTAAATGCCATTGTTGTAAATTGTTTAAGATTATAAAATGGCTCTAACTTATCTCCAATCAATTTACATAAATACTCTATGTCATCATCCATACTTAAAACCTTTTGTCCCTCATCATAATAACCTCTGATAAACTCTCTTTGATTTCTAATTCCTCTAACCCCAACAATAATCCTTGGTCCTTGGTCTGTTAAATATAAATAATCTTCCTTCTCTGTTTCATCTGCTACAAATATATCTACATAACTTAAATCAATTCCACATTTTGTTAAATAGTTTAATGTTTTAGTTGCCACTGTGTCTGGTCTTTTGTAAGAAGGCACTGCTATTCTAAAATCCATATTACTTCTTTATTTTATTTGGATTTAATCCTTTCAATGAAGTCCTGTTCTTTGCTATAAACATTTCCTCTTCTGCTGAACCACAATCTATCATATTCTCTCTATAATACATTACTAAACTAATTCTTGATGCATCTTCTGTCAATTTCTTTATTGGTGTGTTTCCATGTGCTTGATGAACATCTGTAAATAAAAGGTCTTGGTTTTGCATATCAATTGCTACTCCCCATTTAACTAAAACAAAATAACCACCTAAATACTTACCCTTTCTCATTACTGCAAGATTTCCGAAGGCATCTTTCAAATCACCTTTGTCTGTATGGACTGCTGTTTGCCAGTTTTTATTTACTGTTACTGTTGTGAATACTGTATCTCCAATAATGAAGTCTCTGTTTGTCTTTTGAATATAACTATTCTGTAATTCCCACTTCTCTGGTATCAACTCTTTATATTGCTTTGAAATAAAATCTATTATAGGATAACATAACTTAAACTTCTTAAACTTCTGTGCTGTGTATGCAGTCATTCTACAATATGGTGCTCTCATTGTTCTATCATAAAAACCAATGATACCACTATTTACTGGTGCTGCTACTCTTGTCTTACTCACTGTTCCATCCTTTAATGTTCTAAAATGTCCTGTTACTCCTGTATCATTTTTACCTGCACTTATTCCTCTATTACTTGTTGGTATTGCTGCTTCATTAAATGCATCATATGAAGTAACAATCATTTCTCTTGGTATAACTCCCTTTCTAAACTTTGCCAGTAACATTCCTGTTTCCTCACAATAAACATCTGCATCATAGTTTATTAAAATGTTGTAATCTTTATCTCCTAAAGATCGGAAGAGCACACGTCTGAACTCCAGTCACATCAAGAACTCGTATGACGTCTTCTGCTTCAAAAAAAAAAATTCACGCGGCGGCAAGCTGCCATACAAAAAAGGGTCGACAGCAATATCGGTATAAGTAAAAATACCATTAGCGATAAGGATCTCAACAGCTGTACTCGTAGTAGAGGGAAAACGAACAAGATCAAGA